CAGTCAGTCGTGGTGGCTGGTTGCGGCGCAACTTTTAACGGTACTTTCACCGTAACAACACATTCGACTCAGCCATACGAGTTTTCATACGCGCTCGTTCATGCAGATCAGGTTGTTCATACAATCATTCCAGCGGGAACTGCAACACTTAGCGGATCATCATCAGCTCAGTTATACGCAAACGTCGCGCCAGTCAAATCTGCAATTCTTGTCGTTTCCGTCGAGGTATTTCAATCCGTAACGGCATCAGGCAATATGACGACAAATGAAAATTTCAATCCGCAGCCATTTATTTTAGGGCGATCACTTCAAAGCCGCGTTGTCGGTTTGCTTAGCCCATTTTTAGACGTTGAAACGATGGCACAATGACCATCCAATCCGAGGTTCGCGCACCGTTAGCAACTGCGCTGGCTGGTGTGACTGCATCAGTTTATGAAGCTCCACCAGAGACGATCATTGCTCCTGCTTGCGTTATTGTGGCAGATTCGCCATATCTTGAAAGCACTTTGGTCAACGGATCAGTCACAAAGGTCAAGATCAATTTTTTAATTTCAGCGGTTGTCGCTTACAACAACAATGCTGGCGCGCTCGATGGTTTGGAGCAGCTAGTGATTCAGATTCTCGGTGCAATGCCAGCGGGATACGTGGTCGGGAATGTCGAAAGACCAGCGATCATTAACGTCGGTACTGGGTCATTCTTAACGGCTGACATTTCAGTTTCGACATATTACACACAGGAAAACGACTAGGAGATCAGAGATGGCAACATCAATCATCACGGGCAGAGATATCACTTTCACGATTGATGGTGACAATTTCGACGCTCAGGCAACATCAGCAACATTGACAATCGATTCGACCGTCAATACTTACCAGACACTCGATGGCAAAGCGTATTACACCACCGATACTCAGGGAACATTTAACGTCGAACTATTGCAGGACTTTGGCGCAGCAACTTCACTTTGTGAAGCTTTATGGAACGCAGCTGCTACAACTCCAAACACAGCACTACCAGTTTTGTTCACAGTTAATGGCGTGGCTTACGCGTTCAGCGTTCAGCCAATTTTCCCAGACTTGGGCGGTACTGCACCAGACGCATTGACAGCATCACTCGCTTTCACTTGCGTTACAACACCAGTCTTAGACTAAAACAAACAATCGGGAGCAAAAATGAAACTAGCAATCACAATCGAATACAGCGGTGGACAAACTGAAACCTACGTGGCGCAGCCGCCAGAGTGGGCGAAATGGGAGTCAAAGACTGGCTTTACAATTCAACAGGCGCAGGAAAAGATCGGTATTTCTGATCTGATGTTCTTGGCATATCACGCCATGAAGCGCAATGAAGCTGGAAAGCCAGTCAAACCGTTTGATGTCTGGATGGAAACGGTTGTCGATGTAACCACAGGGGACAACGACCCAAAAGCCACCAGCGCGGAAGCCTAAGTCGCGCGATCGTTGAACTGGCTATCGCCACAGGAATTCCTATGAGCGAATGGGTAGATGCCAGCGATATTCTGACTGGAATCGAGATCATGAAGGAGCGTGCAGATGGCAACGGAAAGCATCGCTTACGATAAATCCGATTTGCGTGCTGTTTATGGCGCATTTAAGGCAATGGACGAACAAGCCGTCGCCGAAGCCAAGCGCGAATCAAATGCGCTGGCGACTTACTTGCAGGGCAAGATTCAAAGCGCAGCTAGTAACGCAAACAATAACGTCGCACCAAAGATCGCGGCTGGATCAGTCGTTTCCAAATCATCGCGAACTGGCGATATTTCTTTTGGATTTGCACGTCAGAAACTCAGCGGCGGCGGCACGACACAAATGCTTTGGGGCGGTTATGAATTCGGCTCAAATAAATTCAAGCAATTTCCAGTTTGGTCGGGTCGTGAAGGTCGCGGATCGCGTGGATGGTTCATTTATCCGACTCTGCGTGCCGAACAGCCTTATATCATCAATGAATGGGAAAATGCGTTTAGTCGAATTTTGAAGGAGTGGGATTGATGGCAACTGGTTCAAGAACGCTCAAACTTTCGATTCTCGCTGATGTAGATCAACTCAAAAAATCGCTTGCCCAAGCTGATAACGATGTCCGAGATTCATCATCCAAGATCGGTGATTTCAGCAAGAAGGTCGGCTTGGCATTTGCCGCAGCAGGGGCGGCAGCAGGGGCGTACGCGGTCAAACTTGCCGTCGATGGGGTAAAGGCTGCAATCGCTGACGAAGCGGCTCAAAACCGTCTCGCAACGACTCTACGCAACGTTGTGGGCGCGAGCAATGACCAGATCAAGGCTGTCGAACAGCAAATCCTGAAAACATCTTTACTGACTGGAAAAACCGATGATGAGCTTCGTCCGTCGCTAGATCGCCTTGTTAGAAGTACGAAGGACGTCGAGGAAGCTCAAAAACTTCAAGCTTTGGCATTGGATATTTCGGCTGGCTCAGGCAAATCACTTGAAGCCGTCTCAAATGCTTTGGCTAAAGCTCACGATGGAAACTTCGCAGCTCTTAGCAAATTGGGCGTCTCGATGGATGCCAATATCATCAAATCAAAAGACTTTGACGCTGCCACAGCTGCGCTTGCTGCGACTTTTAAAGATCAAGCATCGACACAGGCTGAGACATTTCAGGGCAAAATGGATCGTCTCAAAGTCGCATTTGATGAAGGTAAAGAAACCGTCGGATCGTTTATTCTCGATGCAATCACGCCGCTTGTCTCTGGCTTTGTAAATAAAGTCGTACCAGCGATCCAAGATGTCGCAAACGAAATTGGACCAAAACTTACACCAGTTTTCAAGGCTCTAGGCGATTATTTCACCAACGTACTTGTCCCAGCATTTACAAGCTTGTATAACTTCATCAAAGATTACATCGTCCCAATTTTACAGGTGACATTGATTCCGATCATCACGGCACTTGCGAAAGCATGGGTCAGTATTTCTGACGCTCTTAAAGATAACGCCGACAAATTGGAGCCGTTACGCGTTGCGTTTTTTGCTTTTGCTGGATTCTTACGCGACACCATCGCACCAATCATTGGCACATTCATCAGTTCATCCATTTCTGGCATCGCTGGCGTTATTTCCGCTTTGATTACCGTGGTGGCTGACGTGACCAGTTTCATCAGCACATCATTCACAAAGATCAAAAACTTTTTTACTGACGTCAAGGATTTCATCGTTTCTGGATCATCGGCAATTTGGACGCCGTTTTACAATGCTTTCAAATCAGTACTCAATGCCATCGTAAGCATTTGGAATAAACTTGATTTCAGCATCGATATCAGCGTGCCTGATTGGGTGCCAGTCATCGGCGGTCGAGGTTTCAAGGTTGCAGACATTTTCCCAGACGTCCCATATTTGGCAAAAGGTGGAATCGTCACGTCACCAACTTTGGCGATGATCGGTGAAGCGGGACCCGAAGCCGTGATTCCATTGAATAAGGCTGGGGCAATGGGCAACACATACAACATTACCGTCAATGGCGCACTCGATAGCGAAGGCACAGCTCGCACGATCGTAAATCTGCTCAACAATTCTTACTATCGTGGCACAGGCGGCGCAACGGCTTTGGTGTCGTAAATGACGTTATTTAACCCAGTTTGGCGCGTTCAGATCGATGGAGTCAGTTATACAAATTTTGTGCTGGCGAATCTGACCATCAATTCTGGTCGCACAAATATTTATGAACAGGCTCAGGCTGGATATTGTAATTTGCAGTTGCTCAACATCGATCAAACGCAGATCGCTTTTACGATTAACAATTCAGTATCGATCGAGCTTAAAGATTCGACAAATACTTTTGTGCCGATTTTTGGTGGCACGATCGTTGATCTTGGTATTGAAATCGCCGAGGTTGGATCGGTTGGATATACGCAGCGCGTCAATATTGTCGCGACTGGCGCATTGTCTCGTTTGCCAAAAGCATTGACCAACGGCGTACTTTCGAAGGCTTATGACGGAACGCAGATATACACAATTTTGCAGGATTTGTTGCTGAACAACTGGAGCGAAGTCGCTGCGTCGGTTCAATGGAATACTTACAATCCGACAACTACTTGGGCAAACGCTGAAAACGTGGGACTTGGTGAAATCGATCGCCCAGGCAATTACGAACTTGCTGCGCGTACATCCAATCGCACCGATATTTATTCACTTGTATCGGGACTGGCAACTTCGGGACTTGGTTATATTTACGAGGACGGTCAAGGTCGAATTTCGTATGCTGACTCAACTCATCGATCGACATATTTGGCAACTAACGGATACACCGACGTTTCGGCAAATCAAGCTTTGGCATCGGGAATCGCAATCCAAACTCGCGCGGGTGACGTCCGAAATTCGGTGACGGTCAAATATGACGCCACATCGACCAGCGAAGTATCTGCCGAAAACGCTACCTCAATTTCAATTTTTGGACGTCTTAGCCAGATCATCCAGACAACGCTTCACAAGGCCGCTGACGCAACCAGTCAAGCTGCGTTTTACTTGTCTTTAAGAGCTTATCCGCTGGCAATGATGCAATCGATTACTTATGAGCTGACAAACCCAGAGATCGACGATTCTGATCGCGACGCATTGATCCGAATCTTTATGGGTCTGCCGCTGCGTATTTCAGATTTGCCGTTAAATATGAACGCTGGTACTTATGCGGGTTTCGTCGAAGGCTTTGAATTCCGTGCAGCGTATAATCAGATTCAGGTGACGGCTTTATTGTCGCCACTTGCTTTCAGTATCCAAGCGATGAAGTGGGAAACCGTTTTGCCGCTTGAAAGATGGAATACCGTTTCAGGGACTCTGGAATGGCAAGACGCAACGATCGTGGCATAAGGGGCAACGAATGAGCAATCCAACATCGAACTTCAACTGGCAAATGCCGACGAACACAGATTTGGTCACGGATTTACCAGCTGACTTTGAAGTCTTTGGTCAAGCCGTAGATACAACTCTTGCTGATCTCAAAGGCGGCACATCTGGACAGATTCTTTCAAAGGCTACAAATGCCGACATGGACTTCGTTTGGATCGCTAACGATCAAGGCGATATCACAGGGATCACGGCAACATCGCCGCTGACTGGTGGCGGTACATCTGGCGCAGTAACCGTGGGAATCCAATCGGCTACAACTAGCCAATCGGGCGCGGTTCAGCTTTCAGATTCGACCTCGACGACATCCAGCGTTTTGGCTGCAACACCAACAGCGGTCAAATCAGCTTACGATTTAGCAAATACAGCAAACACAGCCGCGGGAACTGCACAAACGACAGCCAATACGGCAAACTCAACGGCAAACGCGGCAATCCCAAAATCAACAATTACGGCTAAAGGATCGATCGTTACTGCAACAGCTTCATCAACTCCAGCAAATCTTTCGGTCGGAAACAATGGAGAATATTTGGTCGCTGATTCAAACGCATCAACTGGACTTCGTTATCAAGGACATATCGAGGCTGGTAAAAATGCCCTAATAAATGGGTCGATGGACATCTGGCAAAGATCGACATCATCCACAACAAGTCTTGCATATACGGCTGATCGATGGTTTCAATACACATCAGCTGGCACAACAACATTTTCACGCGAAAGCACGATAGTTCCAACTGGATCACAATATTCGATGAAAATTGCACAGGCATCAGCTAGTGCAACAATTACCGTCAATCAAGCAATCGAGACTTTGAACGCGGTTCAATACGCTGGTCAGACAGTAAGTGTTTCAATGATGTGTTATGCAAGCGCATCAACAGGAATGCAAATCCAAGTGGCTTATTCAACATCGACGGATGTTGGACCACTCGGCAGCTGGACTAGCATCACGGCTTCATCAGGTGGTGCGGCAACCATTACGAATGCTTGGCAGAAAATGATTGGTACATATGCAATTCCATCAACTGCAAAAAGTCTTTATATTTCCTTATATATTCCGAGTTTAACAGCTACAACAAACGCATATTTTGGCCAAGCAATGCTTGAACTTGGAAGCGTACCAACCCAGTTTTCAAGGGCTGGCGGAAATATTGCTGGTGAATTAGCCGCTTGCCAGCGTTATTACTACCGAACAGGAGCAACTGATCTTTATGGAACACTCGGAGTCGCGTCCTGTATTTCAAACACTTCAGGTCGAGCAGCGATTTCCGTTCCCGTCCCGATGCGCGTAATTCCGACCAGTGTTGATAGTTCGACTCTGGCGATCGGAATTCCTGGGTCGAGCGCGGTTGCCGTCACTAGCGTTGCATTGAGTTCGGCGACGAATGTTATGCCATCAATCAGTTTTACTTTTGCGACAAACTTTTCAGCAAATCAAATTGTGATGCTTACAGCTAACAATTCCACATCAGCTTACGTCGGATTTAGTGCGGAGTTATAAAAATGGATAAAATCGAAAATATTGAAGTCACAGATTCATTGACTGGTGAGATTACAAAGCACGTCATCATCGATCGAGGTAATGGCGAATTTACGTCAATGCTTAAATCAACCTATGACGAGCAACTGAAAACAGCCAAAGCGGCGAAATTTAATGAGCCAATTACTCAGCCAGAATAATTGGATCGCGTCAAAAGACGCAGCTGAAATCCATATTGTCAGCGTTCCCATCGAGGGTACAAAGGTCAAGGTGCGATGTGCAAAAGCCGTCGCACCCTTGATCGCGGCATTTTGTAAAGACTTTCACGAACTGATCGAGCCGATCGATGGTGGTGTTTTGGATGACTGGGGCTATTGCTTCCGCAATGTCCGTGGATCAAATGACAAGCTTTCAAATCATTCATCGGGTACAGCGATCGATCTGAACGCCACAAAGCATCCATTGGGCAAAGTCGGAACATTCCCAGCGGAAAAAGTACCGATGATCCGCGCTCTGGCTAAGAAATACGGCATGATTTGGGGCGGTGATTTCAAATCTCGCGCTGATGAGATGCACTTTGAAATTGCCATAACGCCAGCGAAAGCCGCAGCGTTAATCGGGAGCTTAGGAATAGGGGACTGATTATGGATCAAGCAAAAGCAATGCTCGCTTCATGGGGGCGTTCATTTTTGTCGGCTGCACTAGCTTGCTGGATGGCTGGCGTGACGGATTGGCAGACTATCAGCTACGCGGGAGCAGCTGCGGTTGCGCCTGTAATTTTGCGCTGGTTGAACCCAAAGGATAAGGATTTCGGGGTCAAGTAGAAATGACGGTAAGCGAATGGACGGCTGTTGGTGGACTTGTTTTAGCTGTGCTGACAGCCGTTTATTCGGCGATGCGAGTGATTATCAAATCGATCATGAAGGAATTGACTCCAAATGGCGGTTCGAGTTTGAAGGATCAGGTATCCAGAATCGAGCAGCGTTTGGACTATCTATACACGCGACTCATTGAGGACAAATAGCGATTCGACACGCCGAAATTTAGGCGGGATTCTTGCATTTGGCAGATAACGCTGTCACTCTCTATTTCGGGAGCTGATACGCAGCTTCTAGAATCGGGAGCAATAACGTGGCAGATAACATTTCAATCATCGTGATCATGTCGATCGCGGCAATACTCTGGGCAGCAATCACATATTCAGTCGGATACAAAGAAGGCGAGCGCGTGGGCTTCACCCGCGGTCGTGCTGTTTCACGCCATATTTCATCGTCTGATAAGGCGGTCAAGTAATGGGATTCTTGGACAATTATGAAGGCAACAAGGAGCGCACAGATCGCTGGATCGCTACATACCCAGATGGACGACTTGAAGCGCACGTCATCGAATTCAATGCTGAAAAGGGATCGATCCTCGTACAAGCTAAAGCATGGCGAAACCAGAACGAATCTGAGCCAGCAGGCATTGATTACGCTTTTGGGTATCTTGCTGCCTATAACGCCAATATGAAACGCTGGTTTGTAGAGGACACAGTTACTTCAGCTTTGATGAGAGTGATGGCGTTGGTCATGGGTGGCACGGAAAAGGCTACTCGCGAGACGATGCAACAAGTCGAGACGATGAGCGCAAAGGTTGCCACAGCGGATCCAAAGCAAGATTACGATTACTGGACAACCAAATTTGGTAATGTACCGTCATTCAAGAATGAGGACGAATTATCAGCTGCGGAAAAGGCTCAGACGATCGGTGGAGCCATCCAAGAGGTAACGTCTCAACTGGGCGGTGAGATGCTGAAAGAAGCTCCACAATGCGTTCATGGGCATCGCGTTTGGCGTGAAGGGGTGTCGGCAAAAACCAACAAGGCTTGGGGCAATTACAGCTGCGTCGAGCGTAAGCCGAATCAATGCGAGCCAGTTTGGTACGTATTTACCAGCGATGGAACTTGGAAACCTCAAATATGAGCGATTTCATGGAAATCATCAATCCTCAGACGATGATGGCTAAATTGCTGCGCAATGGCGAAGTCGTCGAGGAATACAAAGTCGAGCAATGCGACAAATGTTCAAAACTGACAAAACTTGATTCGTTTGGCTACCAAAAGGGCTACGGCGACGAAAAGATCATTTGGTTTTGCGGTGGTTGTCGATGATACGTAATAAAATTAAACCCATTTATTCAAAAATAATCATTGGATGGGAATGCACATGTGGCAACAAAAATGATTGGGTGATTCATGGCATCAAAAGAAGTCGAATCATTGAATGCTCGATTTGCCATGTGTCGCAGATTATGAGGTCAAGCCGATGATATTGGTGCGCTTATCACGTGAAGATGAAATTGCAGCTCACAAAGCTGGTTTGGAGCGTGAATCAAGGTATGGATCAAATCCCAAATTCAACGGAAACAAAGGCAACTTTCACAATGCCGTTGTCATCCATTCTGAGGCTGTTGGAGCTGAAATGGCGGTTGCACGTTACTTCGGCATCGAGGACTTTGTACCGACAGTCAATACGTTCAAAAATGAGCCAGATATTGACCTAAATGGCTTAGGGCTTGAAGTCAAGCAAACATCACATAAACAAGGTCATTTGATCGTGACTGATGATGATCGTGATACAGATATTGCCGTGCTTGTTGTAGGCGAATCGCCGTCGTATTACGTCGTTGGCTGGATACCTGTTGGCGTTGCCAAACGACCACGATTCCAATCATCTCAAGGCGGCTACTGGATCAGTCAGATCAACTTACAACCCATCGAAACTTTGAAACGGAGCAAATATGTCACGGACATTCATTCTGGAGTTTGACTGCTCGATATGCGCAAAGCTTTACGGCAAACCAAAACAAAGGCACGGACTCAAGAAATCGGCTGAATTATCGCTTCATGAGTGGTTCGCCACATGTCTTGGATGTGGTGTATTTGGAGTGAAGCTTGTCGATGATGACAAGATCGAAGCGATTAGTCTATGAAAAGTTATCCACAGAAGTTATCCACAGGCAATCAAAACCTGTGGACGACACGCAGGACGCACGCTCGACTTATCCACATACTCGTCAGTAACTTGACATCGTTGCTAGCATCATCACTCGCTGGCGAGCCGCTGAGGCGGATAGCTCGCAGGCGATGTGTGGTGCTTGTGGGCGTGCTTTGTGTAATGGGGATTACGCCAGCAAAGGGAATGACAAATACGGATTATCTGAAGCTATATGCTCATTCAAGGATAATTAACTACAAAGAGTTTCAATGCTTCAATCAGTTGATTACTAAGGAATCTAATTGGCGCATTGATGCGCACAATGGACGTCATTGGGGCTTGGGACAAATGGCAAATCCACGGTATCGAAACCTTGATGGTTATAGGCAAATTGACTGGACTCTCAGATATATCAAAACACGTTACTCTGGATCAAGCTGCAAAGCTTTACGCCATTGGCAATCGAAGGGATGGCATTGATGAGCAAATCATGGGAAAATGGCTCTTACAAAGGATGGCGCAAGACTCGGGCAAGAATCTTGATGCGTGATGGGTATATGTGTCAGTTATGCGGGCAGACTGAAGGCAGACTTCACGTCGATCACATCATTCCAAAGCGGATTATGGGTTCTGAGTCTGATTTCGATTCAAATCTGAGGACTTTGTGCCAAAAGTGTAATTTATCCAAAGGTGGGCGTTTTTTTGGAGACGCTCTAACAC